TATCATTGATGCATTAAGATACCGACAACAACGAACCCAAGGAGGAAGCGATGGAAAAACCAAAGCTGAATAAAGATAAACTTAAAAAGACATTTGAACAAATGTCTCCAAGACATCAAAAATATTTTAAACAACTGATGTCTCACTCACAAGAATATGTGGTCGATAAAAAACCATATATTGCTACGGCTAATCACTTGGAGGATAAACTTTACATTACTCATTATGGTGTAACGGTTTGGCAAGGTGGATTAGATGAGTACACAAATTTTGCTGGGAACATGCAAAGATTTGTAGAACTGAAAGCGAGGATCGTATGTCATTAAAACATTTACAAGTAAGTAATCACGGCACAATAATTTCAGTTCAGCCGTTAACCAAGTTTGCAAGTGACTGGTTTAAACAAAACTTGGATGCTGATGTGATGATGGTGGGTAAAGCTTACATGATCGAGCATCGTTACTGGCCAGATATTAAACATGGCTTTGCTGAAGATGCATATTTTGAGGGACAGTCATGAAACAAAAAACAATTAAAGGTAAAAAAGTTTATCAACTAACTTTATCCGATATGGACATGTTTGCTGACGAACTTAGACACGTAAATAAAAAATTGCTTTTACGTTTTTTTGCCTGGACCAATAAATACGCCAGAGTAAAGGAAGGGTTTGATGTGATGCAATCCGTAAAACATTTAAAACAATTCCTGCAGTCGGGTTATAAAAAGAAAATGAACTAATGTTAGATTTACTGGTCACTTTGATTGTAGGTTACCCGCACTTTGGCATGATTCTAATTATTGTATTGGCGGGTGTTATGGGTGCATTGATATTTAAACAATAACCACGGCTCACGGAACAACCCAATAAGTCCCTGGATTTATTGGGTTTTTTCTTGTTTTTTCTTAGCTTTTTTGTCTAATTTTCTTGTTTATTTTTCTATTTATGAGATAAATCCCATGTGATTAATTTAAAAACAAAGGAGAAAAAAATGAACGTAGAAAAAAACATTATCCCTATAGATAACAATATGGTGGATATTAATATCACAGCAGTAAAAGTTGGTGACATGCTAACTTTCAAATCTGGACTTGTCTTTATTGATCGAGACAGTTTCGATCTTAAAGATCTTGCAGGTACAGTTGTTGTTAAAAATAAAAAACAAATTGGTGTGCAGTTACATCAGCATTTTGATTTTTTAAATAATTGGGACAACGTGGTGTACTTTGATTTAGGTGAGGATGAGTGTGATGCTCAAATTTACTTAACTGGAATCGACATTACTAAATTGGAGGGCAACAAATAATGCAAACCTTTTTAGGAATTACGATTTTGATCGTAACTGCAATTTTAAGTTATTACGTTTTAACTAAAGTTGATAAAAAATTTTAACCCCAAACCAAAAGGAGGAAATTATGGGTTACACACACTACTGGTATCAAAAGAGAGACTTTGATAACCTTGAATGGGAGCAGATTACCAATGTTGCTCTCGAACTTTGCAATAGCATGGAGGGACGAAAAACTCTCGGCATTGAAAAGAAACAATCAGACTACGTAAGAATTACAGGTTTGGTTGTAAGTTTTAATGGTAAAAGAAAATATAATCTTGACCATGAAACTTTTTGTTTGGAAAGAAATGTAAATTTTGATGAGTATGATGATCCATCAAAAGGTGCGTTTAATTTTTGTAAGACGGCACAGAAACCTTACGACAAGTTCGTAACAGCCATGCTGATCGCTGTAAATGTCCTTGCACCAGATGCTTTAAAAATAACTTCTGATGGTTGGGACGATGAGTGGGTTGAAGGTTGTGAACTGTTAAATAAAACGGTTAACATTTTCAAATATGGCTCAAGACAAGCAGTTATTCCAGATGGTATTGAACCAAGGCCAGATGAAAGACCTACAAAAATGCTGGAGGCGCTAAAGTCGATGGGTAAACTAGAAATCTACGATGAGAGATAATTCTAGAACTAAACAATTAAAGGCTGAGACTGTGAAAAACATTCTCAGCCTGCCCGATTATGATGAGAAGGGTTATCCTAATATCTTGAAATTAGAATTTAAGAAAAGACTTAAGGCTAAGCGAAAAACACTTAGCCTCAAGCTTGATGATTAATGTATAAACCCAAAAGGATGAAATTTATTTGGGTATTATATAGTTATCCTGCAATTGTTGTAAATATCATTGTCACTGATCCGTGGTCACTGGACACTAGATGTTGAGTTTAGAGAGTATAATCGTTGGTACTGGCCAATTTTACTTTCTAATGTGCTAATGTGCTAATGTGCTGTTTTTAATTTCTAATAAATTTTAGAAATTATAAATGTTAAAAGCTCTAGGTTTATGTGATTTGGCTCATTTTGCTCATTGGCTCATGGATAATGGGTAATAAATCACGGACAACGGATCACGGCACAAATAAGGCGAAATCCTCTTATATAAATTCTACAGAAAATTAGAACAACTTAAAAAAAAATATGACAAACTAGTGTACAAGTGTACGTAAACGACTATTATCCTTATATACCAACAATAATAGACCAAAAAGTAGTGTACGTAGTAGTGTACAACAAGTGTACGTAGTGTACGTTAATAAGGTCAGACTTGCCGATCCGATTTTACACTGGAGTAGAGTATGTCTCTGATTTTCTGTATAATCTATATAGTAGAAAAAAATTCCAGGAGAGATTGATGGGCAAAATAAAAATATCACCGATTGGTGGAGTCAGTAAGGGCTCAGTAAAACCAAACAAGTATGTTGATGTTGATACGACATCTGGATACTACGGCATCAAAGGTAAATATGATTTTGATGGTGGTACATCTGTTACAGGTTCGGTCACAAAAGATTTTTCAAAAGCTGATGTGAGTTATCCTGGAGGATCGCAAACTTTTAAATCAGAAGGCAAGCCATATGTTTCAATTAACGTTGAGAAAAAATTTGGTGGACCAGATCCAAAAAAAGATTTGAGTAAATTTGTTGATGAAAAAAAGAAGGGTGGAGCTGTTGCAATTGGTTGCGGAAAAATTATGAAGGACAGAAAAAAGAAAACAAAAAGATTTTAGAATGGCAAAAAAACCAAAACACTTATTGACGATTGATGACATCACACCAAAGCAACAATTGTTCGTAGACAAGTTAGTTGAGAACTGGGGTAAAGTTTATAAAACAGATATTGTGAAAGAAGTTTATGGTGAGCCTGGAAAAGAAATGACGACTGCATCTGCTGGCGCAATTGCATCCCGGTTAACTAATCGAAAAATTTCTCCGCACGTTGTTGCTTACTTAGAAAAAAGAAAATCGGAAGAGTTAGCAAAGTACGAAAAAGATAAATTGCGTAAGTACAAAAGATTTGAGTATTATGCGAACGAGGCTGCAAGTGATAAGCAATGGGCTTCTGCAATTAATGCTGAATACAGATCTGGTCAGATGGCTGGATTGTTTATTGATAAACGTGAAGTAACTGTAAGTGGATTGGAGGGAATGAGTCGTGCCGAACTCGAAAAGAAATTGGAAGAGCTCTCGAAAAAAATCGACGGGGCAAACGCCAAAACGATCGAAGCCAAAGTTGTTGATTGAAGATAATTTCTGGCAAGAGTTTCATAGAGTACACGGTGGCTCAGTAAGTACAAATGTCGGATCTATCAAAGTCACTACCAAAAAAGATTAGAGTCAGTTACACTGATCTTGATCTTGTTTTAACTGATGAGCCTGGATTTTTAAAAGAGTGCTATGGTGAGTTTAACTCATCACAAAATCAGTTAACACTTGCTCAAGACATTGGACCACATGATCTTGCAAACACTTTGCTACATGAATTAATCCATGCATCGGTTTGGTATGGTGGATTGAAAGACGAGGGATCAGCACTGGAGGATGACAAGCAAGAGGAGCATGTGGTAAACGTAATTACAAATCAGTTGTGTCAAATACTCAGAGACAATCCGAAAGTTTTGACTGCAATAAAAAAAGGATTAACAGTTAAGAATGGCCGACCAAAAGAACGAAACAAAGCTGTGGCATTATCTAAAAAAATCTTTGAAAGATATACATTTCACAAGAATAGAAAGTAAAACCGTCAACGGTATTCCTGATCTCTTTGGTATCTACAACGGCATTAGCTTCTGGTGTGAATTGAAAGCGAATAACATCAAATATCCAGCCCTTTCTAAATGGCAGATCTCATGGATTAATAACTATGTGCGCCGTGGTGGTGTCATGATTATCTGCAATATGACCCTCTTGCAGAGAGACCTGAAACTCTACAGGATACAATCCTGGATTGAAGATCCAAGGTCACTGGTTCCTGATGCGGTGATCACGGCCAACGATCCAGTTGCACTGCAAAATAAATTTGTTTATTTACTGGGTTAGATTACTAACGATAACTAGATGGTTATCACTAGTAATCGTGTGCACTGCACCATGGTCAATGGTCCAAGGCTCAATAGTGTGGTAAAAATGCAACAGTTTTCGATTCAACTTTTACGGGAATTTTTTACAGGTTCCTGGATTTTCGGGGCTAGGGTGTAAGTTGAATAGACGCACACAGTTGTTAAATGATATAAAAAAATTAATAAGGTTCATTTTAGAAAAAATATATGGAAAAAAATTTAAGTTTACTAACTGATGAAGAATTACGAGATATTGTTTTAAGGAAGCAGCTCGAATATGTAAAACTTTGTCAGGATGACTTTTTAACTTTTGTGCAAGAAGTTTGGCCAGATTTTATTTATCGTAAAACCGAGGTGAAAGAAAACTGGGGTCACCATCAAATCATTGCAAATGAGTTTACAAAAATTTCAAATAAAGAATTACGAAGGCTCATTGTGAACATGCCTCCTAGGCATACCAAATCTGAATTTGCATCTTATTTATTTCCTGCTTGGATGATTGGTAAGTATCCTAAAATGAAAATAATGCAGGTATCGCATAACGCAGAACTTGCAAGTCGTTTTGGTTCTAAGGTTCGAAACCTAATGGACATGCCAGAGTACAAAGCTATCTTTGGTGATGTTAAACTTCGTGAGGACTCCAAAGCAAAGGGACGTTGGGAAACTAATCATGGTGGTGAATATTTTGCTGCTGGTGTTGGAGGGTCCATTACAGGACGTGGTGCAGATTTATTAATTATTGATGACCCCCATACCGAACAAGATTCTATGAGTGACAGTGCAATGGAGAGAGCATATGACTGGTACAGCTCAGGACCGAGACAGCGTCTTCAACCGGGAGGAACGATTGTTGTGGTTATGACACGTTGGGCTCAAGATGATTTAACAGGAAGGCTCATCAAGGCTCAAAAAGAACCAAAGTCAGATCAGTGGAAGCTTATTGAATTTCCTGCCATACTAGAAACAGGGGAACCTGTTTGGCCTGAGTATTGGCAATTAGAAGAATTAGAAAAAGTTAAAGCATCTATTTCAGTTCATAACTGGAATGCGCAGTATATGCAAAACCCAGTTGCAGAAGAAGGTGCAATTCTAAAACGTGAGTGGTGGAAAAAATGGAACCATGATCATATCCCACAGTTGCAACATGTCATTATGAGTTTGGATACAGCCTATTCAAAAAAAGAAACGGCCGACTATTCAGCAATTACGGTGTGGGGAGTATTCTATCCAGTAGATGGTTATGAGCCTAATTTAATATTACTTGATGCACAAAAAGGAAGGTACGATTTTCCAGACCTTAAGAATTTAACTTTTGATCTCTACAAATACTGGGAACCCGATAGTATTGTTATTGAAGCTAAGGCGACAGGACAACCGTTAATTCAAGAATTACGCCGAATGGGTATACCCGTGTTGGATTATGTTCCAGCCAAGGGACGAGATAAATTTACTAGGGCTAACTCAGTTGCTCCGATATTTGAAAGTGGAATGGTATGGCATCCAGACGAACATTGGGCTTATGAAGTGATCGAAGAGTGTGCAGCATTTCCTCATGGTCAACACGATGACTATGTGGACAGTACAACACAAGCTATGCTAAGATACCGTCAAGGTGGCTTAATCGGAACGTATATGGACGAGCGAGAAGAACCACGTATAGAACAGGAGTACAGATATTATGCCGGCTAGAAAAATGAAGAGAGCAAAAAAATTTGAAATGGGTTCATCTGAAGAGATGCAAGAGTCATTTCAAAATGATGTAACTAGATCTTATCCAGAAGAAATGTACGAACAAGAAGACCAAACAATTTCAGGAATGAAAAAAGGTGGCATGGCTATGTGCAGAGGCGGCGGAGCTGCAATCAGAGGAACAAAGTTTGAAGGAGTAAAATAATGGATACTAAAAAATATACATTTGAACTTTTAAAAGTTAAACCCATGTCAGGTGTTAACAAAAGAAAAGAATCTGGTTTCTTAGATGATGTCTTTGAAAAGACAGTGAAGAAGTATGGTTTAAAAAATCCAATTCCAAAAAAGAAAAAAGGTGGACTAATGGGTGGCCAGAAAAAATTAGATGCAAGCAAAGAGGGAAAAACTCCTGGAGAAGAGCTCGGCAGA